TATTGGAGCAATCACTTTAATGGCGGAACAGATTATCTAACTGTATCAAACGTGGGCAACGATACTACTTCTCTAACACTTGTAAGCGGAAACTGGACTATCGAAGGATGGATCTTAGAGGGATCTAGCACGAGATCAAATCCACTGATCATTGGAAACTATTTTACAACTGCTACATATACTACTAATAAATGGGGTATATTCTTTAGCACATCCGCATCCCGCGGAAGCTTTGTTATGACCGCATATAACTCAGGTTTTACGATTAGTTCAGGAACAACATTTGTTAATGTTGGAAAATGGAATCACTTTGCCTTTGTTAGAAGCGGTAATCAGATCAATATATATGTAAATGGTAATTTAGCAAATAGTGCAAACTATGCTGCTAATATAGATAACGGAACTGCTGGAAAGTTCTTTATCGGTGACGCTGGTGGCGATCCTACTACATTCTTTAACGGATATATCAGCAACCTACGTGTAGTTAAAGGTGTAGCAGTTTATACGGGAGCATTTACTCCACCAACTAGTACACTGGCAGCAACACAATCAAGTGGGACTAATATAGCAGCAATTAGCGGAACTAGCACATTGCTATTAACTTGTCAAAATTATAACTTTGTAGATAATTCAACTAACACATGGTTTGTGATACCCACTGGTAATGTTGGAACTCAAGTTACACAACCATTCGCTATTTCCAGCGCATATTCTACTAGCACAAACGGTGGTAGTTTAATGTTCTACGGAACACCGGATTATCTAACAACTAATGCTACACAGATACTGCCCTCAAACGGTATCTTTACTATACAATGCTGGGTATATCCAACAGCACCTTATATCTATGACGAATCTATATTTGCTCAAGGAACATCCTCTGCTGCTGGGTTTGAATTCTATATACAAGCATCCAGCAATAGTTTAGCAGTATTATTCAATAACACTATAGTATCATCAACAAATGTTATAAGAATCAATACATGGACACACGTTGCCGTAACTTCAAGTGGATCAACTGTAGCATTTTACATTAATGGTGTTGCTTCTGGCAGTAGTTCATTAGCAGTTACTCCTCCAAATAATGCGGGCATAATAGGTGATGATTGGAATCACACAGTAGATGGATTTACAGGATATATTTCTAACCTAAAGATTGATAACTCTGTGTTATCAATATCATTGCCAACAGCACCGTTTACGTCAGCGACTACATTGTTAATGCTCGGTATCAATGGTGGTATGATCGATAATGTTAGCAAGTATGATCTAGTTACTGTAGGCAGTACACAACTTTCTACTATTAACAAGAAATACGGAACAGGTAGCATGTTCTTTAACGGAACTACGGATTATATATCAGTTGGTCCAACATTTAATTCTTGGTTCCCATCAAATACACAACTTACTACAACTAGCCAAGGTGCGCTACCTAACCAAGTCCAAGTACTAACTTGCCAGACATCGGCTATTATTGATAACGGAACTGGCAGTGGATCAATACCGCAGCCAACTTATATACCAACTGCAACATACGGTGGGTATTTTAATGGCACAAATAATTTCCTAACTCTAACAGCAAACTCTGCCTGGACATTTGGTACTGGCGACTTTGCTGTTGAGTCGTGGATCCGTTCAACTAATGTCGGTGTTTATAATATGGTTTTTGAAAATGGTGGAGCATCTGGTGGAGATACTACTGGATTTTCTTTTGGTATCAACCCTAGTGCTCAATTATATCTTTACACAAATGGAACAACAGTATTAACTTCTTCTTCTACATTGTTAGTGAATACTTGGTATCATGTTGCGATTGTTAGATATAGCGGAACACATACCTTATATCTTAATGGTGTTAGTGTTGGAACAATTTCTACAGCGTATAATTGGACAGCAACTGGATCTATAACTGGTGGAGGCTTATTAATTGGTCGAAATGCCGCAAATAACTCTTTTATGGTAGGTTATCTGTCAAATTATCGTATTGTTAAAGGAACAGCAGTATATACTGGAGCATTTACTCCATCAGGACCATTAAACAGGATACAGTCAAGTGGTATAAGCATCTCAGCATTGAGTGGCACTGAAACCGTATTGCTAACCTTACAAAATAATACGATCATCGATAATAGTATCGCAAACGGTGGTGTTGGATTTAACATTACTAATAGTGCTAATCCTGTTGGTCTAGTAACTTTCCCTATAGGTGCTGGATATGCTATAACTAACACCGGAACTGTAACATCAACTAACTCTGTTATTCCATTTAGTGGAACATATAGTTATTCATTTAATGGTTCTACACAGAACTTATATCTAGCCAATTTTACTCCATTCCAGACAACTGCTACAGCACCATTTACTATCGAAGCTTGGATATATGTTAATTCTTATATAGGAGTTTGTGTGTGTTCTTGTATATTTGGACCTTCTGCTATTCCATACGCTATGGGATTCTGTAATGGTGTTGATCCAGGAACTATTGGATCATATCCATATTTTGCGTCACACAACGGATCTGTTTGGTTTACATTACTTACTACTACAACATTTACGGGAGCAGTTAATACTTGGTATCATATGGCTACGTCATACGACGGAACTACACTAAGATTGTTTATTAACGGGTCAGTAATTGCTTCATTAGTAACTGCTACTCCGGCACATACAGCAGCAGGAGCAGCAGGCTTTTATATTGGTAGACGATGGGATGGCGGCGGAAGTAATTTCTTCAATGGTTACATAAGCAATTTCCGATTCACTAAAGGTTCAGCACTCTATACAGGAACAACCTCAATGTTGCCAGTGCCAGTCCAACATACTAGTCCATTTACTATAGAATGTTGGATCTATATTACTAGTTACACAACTATGACTATCTATAGTCAATTCTCCCTCACTACTCCAGATAGATTCTGGTTTGGTATTGATAATAGCTTAGGTTACAAATTAGTCTTATTCCATGGTAGATTCGGTAGCACATTTGGTAATACTGCTGTTCCGTTGAATCAATGGAATCACGTTTCTGTTACTAGAGATACACTAAATCGCATACTAATACACTTAAACGGTATCCTTGATGGTAGTGCTGCTAACTTTACTAACGGAATGTATCAAGCAGCAGCAAGGATTGGAAACTTACCAACTAACGTAAACTACTTTAGTGGCTATATCGACGATCTAAGAATAAGTCTGTTTCCGAGATATACTTCAAACTTCACAGTTCCAACGAAATACCTAGACCAATAAATAATAAAAAGGATTAGATTATGGCATATTCAGTATCAGCACAAATACTTGTCGTAGCCGGTGGTGGTGGTGGCGGAGGCAGTACTGGTGGCGGTGGTGGTGGTGGTGGTGTTTCTATTGCTTCAATATCTCTTCTACTTGGAACACATGCTATAGTCGTTGGAGCAGGTGGTTCTGGAACTACAAGTGGAGGAACTGCTGGTACTAATGGTGTCGATAGTTCTTTTGTTACAGCAGCACTCCCAAGTGCTACAACATATCTATCTAAAGGTGGCGGTGCTGGTGGTCAATCAGGTTCATATATTGGTCAGAACGGTGGATCAGGCGGTGGTGGTGCTTTATATGCAACACATCAGACTGCTGGAACAAGCACACAGACATCATTAGGATATGCGTTTGGTCTAGGAAACGCTGGCGGCACTGGTGGTAACTATCCATCATTATCTAACGGTTCAGGTGGTGGTGGCGGTGGTGCGGCTACAGCAGGTGTAGCAGGTAATAGTATATCAGGAACTACAGGTGATGGTGGTGCTGGTTATTACAGCACAATTGGCGGAACAAATAGCGCATACGGTGGAGGAGGCGGTGGCGGAACTTTGGCTACTGGTAGTAGAGCAGGTAACGGTGGTGTCGGTGGGGGCGGTGCTGGTATATACGGTGCGGTAGTATCTACTACATCAAACGCTACTGCTTACACAGGTGGTGGTGGCGGTGGTGACGGAACCGGAAACCAAGGCGCAGGTAATGGTGGATCTGGAGTAGTGATTATAAGTTATCCAGCACCTCAACAATTTATAGGCGGAACTGTTACTACTGTCAGTGGAAATATAATACATACGTTTATTGGATCAGGATCATTATCGCCAACTGTTTCATACTCAAGTTCATTAACAAGCCAAGGTGATACTGTTACTATTAGTGATAGTATTAGAAATACTAGTCTTATGGATAGTGATTTAGTTCCTGTATATGATAGATCTCTTGGTCCTACTGATCCTTATAATATTGGAATTAGTTCATTCTATGGAATAACTTCAATATCAACTACTAGAACGAGTACTTCACAGGACGCTGTTAGCACACAGATTGGTATCACTACTATACTTGCTGATCAAACTATGATGTTAATGAATAGTGATCCAACAGTAGTAGCAACTTGGGATAATCCTATGAATTATCAATCAGTGCAACTAGTTACACCTGCTAACGATCCGAGAAGGATCACTGTGCGTGTTCTCTACTATCAAGTTGGTAGCACTGGTGAAACTATCCAGACTGGATCAACTAGCCTAGTCCAGACTTGGTTCTAAGATAATCGTTGACTACTCATATTAGTGACTATATAATATTAATATGAAAATAGCTATAATTGATATCATCGGAATTCCATACGACGGATCTACAGTTTATAATCTAGGGCTCGGTGGTAGTGAAAGTGCTGTTACTTTTATTTCAGCCGAACTAGCAAGTTTAGGATTTGATGTAACAGTGTTTAACACTTGTAACATCGATCACGCTAAGCCTGGGGTCTATGATGGGGTATTATACAGACCATTAAATGATCTAGCGTTAGATCATGATTTTGATGTAGTTATAAGTTCACGCACAGTAATACCATTTACTGATCCAAAAGATTATCTAAATCTTAGAGACGGTAGGGCGATGCCTTTCCAACATATGAATCTTTATGATCGTATCCTCAGCAAAGCCAAGATGCGTATACTTTGGATGCACGACACATTCTGTCTAGGTGATCATATACTAGAAGGATTAGCAGTCAGCAATCGGATCACAGATATCTTTACACTCAGTGATTGGCATCTTACATATATTGCTAATTGCGATCACGGAAATCGACGCAATTTCGAAGTCCTAAAGAATAAGATTTTCATAACACGCAACGGTGCCAAGAATTATAATCGTGAAGTCGATATATCTGCTAAAGATCCAAATCTATTCGTATATAATGCTAGCGTTACTAAAGGTATGATCCCATTAGTAGAAATCATATGGCCAATCGTTAAGCAACAGTTGCCACAGGCTAAATTAAAAGTAATCGGTGGATATTATCGTTTTAGTACAAGCACAGAACCAGACGAGCAGGAAAAGAAGTGGCGTTTATTGGCCAATGATCCAAATAATGTTAATCTGGGTCTAGAATTTACTGGAGTTATACCCCAAAAGGAAATCGCTAAGATACTAACTGATGCTAGTTATATGATATATCCTTCTGCGTTTCCAGAAACATATGGTATTTCTACACTAGAATCTCTATTATATAACACACCTGTTATTACTTGTAGATTTGGAGCATTAGAAGAAATCGCTATTGAAAATGCCTGTTATCTAATTGATTATGCTATAGAACCAAATGGTCTATTTCCAAACATTAACAAGATGGATCAAGTTAATAAATTTGTCCGGATGACCTTACAGGCATATCACAACAAATACTTACATCAACAGAAACAGTATTATTGTAACATAGTCAAGGATATTTCAGGCTGGGATAGCGTAGCACTACAATGGAAACAGCATATCTTCCGTAAGACAGGTGCTTATCTACCTAGAGAAGAATATAGGGCTGTAACAAAACTAAATCATCGTGTCCATAAAGTATGGCAACGTCGTTATCACAATACAGTTGAAATAGAATCTCATAAGGTAGGAACTGAAAAAGAAATATATATCGTTAGTCCATTTTATAATTGTGCTAATTACATTTCTCGTTGTATTCAATCCGTAGCAGCACAAGATTACGATAATTACACGCATGTTTTAATCAATGATAACTCAAGTGACAATACTTTAGAAGTTGTTTTAGATACGATCGATCAATTACCTGAGAATATAAGAGAAAAATTCCAGATAATCTCTAATAGTGAGAACAAGGGTGCTCCTTGTAATCAGATATCATTTATCAGAAAGATAGAAAATGACGATGCTATCGTTATGTTACTCGATGGTGATGATAGTTTAGTCAACGATAATAGCATATTCAGTTATTTTAATACGATTTATGAAGATGCTGAGTTCACATATGGTAGTTGTTGGAGCATGGTTGATAACATTCCACTTATATCACAACCATATCCTGAAAATGTTAAGAATAAAAGAGACTATCGTAATCATCATTTTAACTGGATATTACCCTATACACATCTGAGGACATTTAAAAAGAAGTTAGTTAATGAGATTAGCGACGATATGTTTAAGGATAGTGAAGGAAATTGGTATAAAGCAGGTGGAGATGGATCAGTATTCTATGCTATGATTGAATCTGCTGATCCAGATAAGGTTGTATGCTTACAAGATATAATATACAATTACAATGATATAAATCCATTGAACGATTATAAGGTTAATGGAGAAGAACAGAACCGCAATGCGAGAGAGATAGTTAAAACTATGCCAACTACTAAAAAAAAAATCCTAATAGCGATCCCAACAGCCAATAATATCGAAGCAACTACATTTAAAGCCATCTATGATCTTATAATTCCAGATGGATACGAAGCTGATTTCCAGTATTTTTACGGTTATCAAGTTGATCAAGTTCGCAATCTAATAGCAGATTGGGTAGTTAAGGGATATGATTATCTATTCTCAGTAGATAGCGACATCTCATTTGAAAGAGATACACTGGTCAAGTTATTATCTCACGATAAAGATGTTGTCTGTGGTCTATATATACAGAGGATACCTGGAAGACATACGCTAGAAGTATACGAAAAGACACCTACGGGTGGTATGACTAACATTCCTGCTGAGAAGTTACCACATAATACGCTATACGAATTGGCCGGATGTGGGTTTGGATGCACATTAGTTAAAAAAGAAGTCATGATATCTATAGGATATCCACAGTTTAAGTATTACTCTGCTATTGATCATAAAAATACCGTATCAGAAGATGTAGATTTCTGTAGGAAAGCCTTAGATAAAGGATTTCGCATATGGGCAGATACTTCAATATTATGTGGACATACAGGTAAATTTACATTTAATGTAGATCCAACTATGATGAACAAGGTAGAACCAAAGCCACCCACTATACAAGATAGGCTCAGAGATCTTGGAAATATGAGATTAATCCCAGCAACCCACGTAAACTACCTAGCAGTTATGCGTGATCACATAAAATTTACACCGAAAGTAGTGTATGATGTTGGTGCTTGTGTATTACACTGGACTAATGAAGCACAACAGATATGGCCCGAAACTGAATTTATTGCTTTTGAAGCAATGGATGCTGCTGAATTCCTATACAAAGAGCGTAATCTACGATATCAGATGGGTGTTTTCAGTAACGAAGACGGTAAGGAAGTTGAATTTTATCAGAATGATTATCATCCTGGCGGTAATAGTTATTATAAAGAAAACGAAGTGATTAACCCAGATACTGTAAACTTCTTCAATGAGTCTAATCGAAGAGTATTAAAGACTATTACACTTAATACTGCCGTAAAAATGAACAACTTTCCTATCCCAGATCTAGTTAAAATGGATGTACAGGGGGCAGAAATGGACGTATTACAAGGCGCATCTGACGTATTACCATATGTTAAGCATGTAATACTCGAATTACAGCGTGTAGAGTACAATAAGGGTGCTCCGTTACGTGAAACTGTGATAGAATACATGGATTCTATTGGTTTTGACTGTATGGGGCAGTTTAGTATTAATGGTCAAGACGGTCCGGATGGAGATTATCACTTTATAAACAGAAATCCTATAGATAAATAACATATGGAACGTAGTTTAGTTAAGAGAAAGATTGATCCGACACCAGGTGTGAAGGATATACATCAACAGACTCTGGACCCACAAAGTCCTGGGTCTAGAGGTTTAGAAGTATTGATTAAAGACAAGCGCAATATAATGCCCAAAGATCTCAAGATCAATAAGGACAGAGACGTAAAGTAACCATTGACTTCTAGCGCATTAACCTGTAAAGTTAAAATGTAAGGAGAATAATATGAGTCGAATTTATGGACCAGAAGAAAAAGCCAAACTAATCAGCGTTATTAACCAGGGTAGTCAAGTTCTACAGGAAGTAGAAGACCTTAAGGGTGGATTACGTGATACTGTTAAGGCGATCGCTGAAGAATTAGAGATTAAGCCAGCATTGCTAACCAAGGCTATCGCAGTTGCCCACAAGCGTAACTGGAATCAAGTTAACGAAGATTACGAAGAACTCGAGAATATCCTAATCACAACTGGAAAAGATGTTTAATGTCGTATGTAGACGCTATATTTGATAGAGATAATGACTTAATTAAAGTAGTAGAACGCAAGGACGGTAAGAAAGAGTTTAGAGAATACCCTACACGCTACGTATTCTATTACCCAGATCAGAAGGGTAAGTATGAAAGCGTGTATGGAGAGAAACTAAACCGCGTCGTTGCTAAATCTTCTAAGGAATTCCACAAGGAACTCAAGATACACAGTGGTAAAAGGCTCTACGAGAGTGATATTAACCCTGTATTCCGCTGTTTAGAAGAGAACTATCTTAATCAAGATGCTCCTAAACTAAACATAGCGTTCT